CTGCTATTAAAAATTTAGCTAAAGATGATTATCATAGAAACAATAAAGAACCTGAAGGAGACCAAAAATATGACTTTGATAAATTATACAAAATAGCTAAAGACTTAGATGCAGATGCTGCAAATAAAGTAGAAGAAAAATTTTAAATAAATATATACCTCAATACTCCCATAGCTAATGCTGCACATGCTACCCCATTCACCATAAGCAATGCTCTATCGTGCCAAATGTAAGCCATACCTGCCAATAATCCTGTGCCTACACAAGATGCTACTAAGTCATAAAAGGGCAACACACCTGCTGCCCTACATATAAT